TCAGCCATAGTGTACTTGATACCCCACGAAGCCAACACAGATTGAATTTCTGTGTGATTGTACTTAGGGATCCTATCATACACACCTAACACATTGTCATCTCCATAAGTGGCAAGTCTATTGAAATGCCGAAAATTGCTTTGAGACAAGTGAGGGTAATGAGTGTCCATAATATGGAAGTACGTCATTCGCATTAAAAGAGAGTTGACGATGCTATTAATCTCCACAGTCAATGGCTGTCCGGATGGTTGTCCATTTGCAGCCTCAAGTACATGTCCCTGCCAGATCAATACTGGTGAAACAACTGAGGAGAGAGCACCACGCAGGAATTCTAGGTCGGACTCACCCATTCCACCGCGTCTAGCCATTTCTACAAGGATATAAGCTGCTTTGTCCAAAAGAGCCTTAGGCAATTGGGTGTCATAACCCGAAAAATCTCCGCAAAGGAAGTTCCTATATTTGCCGTCCTTGGTGAGGAAGTCTCTCAGTTTTCTCCACTCAGCACTTTGTGCTGAAATTCCAACAAAGCACTCAGAGTGCTCCTTATTTTTCCGCAAAACATGCTTCAATGGTATGATAGCACGAGTCATATTCAAAAAGAAGACCATATCATTCCCGTAAAAGGACCGAGTCTTCTCAGCTGCCTTGTTCCATGGCAATAACTCGTTAGCTTTCGAACAACGCTTGAAAGGATCATAAGTTCCCTCGCCACGTCTCCATTGAGCCTCTTGAGTCTCGAGGTCTTTCATCATATAAGGTAGGAGAACACGCTCATAATGAGGGTCTCCATCCACAGTCATGTCATAATGCGTTGTTTTCTTTCCGCCATAAATCCAACCGGCGGACGATGCGTTGTTGATACCACGCACAATTCCCGACTCATCACCTTTCAACGCTTGATCCACAGAACGAACTGAGAAGAAATTCGTGTCATCTTCTCGTAACTCTGAAATAATACTGTTAAAGTCCGTTTCTCCAAATCCATCCAAATAGTCCTTCGCCGCCCGATCTAACAGATCAAGGGGTACATTGAACTTCGGATCATTCAATTTAATAAGTGTTGAGTTTATTTGTTCCGTACCATTCACCTTGACTGGTGGCCGGCTTTGCCTCGGTCCAAACGCTTCCTCCAACTTGGGATTAGTATTGGGGAAGTAAAAGTTCTCGGCGCGATCCGAATACAGAGAAGCGCCCTTGTAGATGGTCCCAATCTGAAATAGGGGTGACAAAGCCACCCCAATGTCATCTACTGCACGAGTAGTCACCTCATTTTCAAATTCCAACTCCTGGAGGTTGTTTTTGACCACAAATGCTTCCGGCTTAGCATGGGCCAGAAATGTAGTAGCTTGTTGCGCCAACGCTTTACGACCTTCAAGAATCATATCTTGGGTCAAACGAAGTGCAAACCAAGTAGAGGAACCGGTGCCCGCTATATGGACACCTAATATGCA